CAATAACACCAAGCATATGGAATGGATGCATGAGGATATTGTGCTCGGCTTGGAAGACGAACATAAAATTGAAAGTACCGGAAATACCAAGAGGCATACCATCAGAGAAACTCCCCTGACCAAATGGGTACACTAAGAAGATTGCAAATGCTGCTGATACTGGTGCTGAGTATGCTACTGAGATCCATGGTCGCATTCCCAGTCTATAACTAAGTTCCCACTGGCGTCCCATGTAAGCTGCGATGCCAATAAGGAAGTGGAAGACAATAAGTTGGTAGGGGCCTCCGTTGTAGAGCCATTCATCCAAGTTACCTGCCTCCCAGATCGGGTAGAAGTGCATCCCAATAGCATTGCTGCTAGGGACAACAGCTCCAGAAATAATGTTGTTGCCATATAATAATGAGCCTGCTACGGGTTCGCGTATTCCGTCAATGTCTACTGGCGGTGCAGCTATAAACGCGATGATAAAACAAGTTGCTGCAGTTATGAGTGCGGGTATCATGAGAACACCGAACCACCCCACGTAGAGGCGGTTGTCAGTGCTCGTCACCCAGTCACAAAATTCATCCCAGTTTTGAAGCGGGGACTTACTTAATGTGGCTGTTGTCATTTAAAAAACTCCAGGGATAATTTGTCCTGTAAATAAGTATGCTCCGACGGCTGCATTAAAGCCAATCATTGCTAGCCAACCGTTAACACGTTCAGCATTTTGGAAGTAATTTTCATCGATTACTTCAACTTTTGGTTCTTTAGAAAATACGTTTGCTTGGGTCATTAAGATAAAATAAATTAGGTTAATGGCCGAGGATGAAAGTTCAGGTCGGCACGTAATGTGTTAGTACTTTTTAGTTTTCTTTTTTGATGCTGCTTTCTTAGCTGCAGCTTTACCCTTAGCTGTGTAAGGATACTTCTTTCCGTTTACTACTGGCATAATTAAAATTGTACGTTAGGTGAGTTCTCTAACTTCTTCATGATATCATTCCTATAAGCAGGATCCTTTTCATAACGTGGATCACTCATAGCAGCAACAATTTCTGCTTGGCTACGGAATATATTCTTACTTTCTTTTGGTGCTGTTCCTGTTACCATTGTTTCTCCTGTGGTTCCGGCATCATCTTCGTATCTATATTGAAGAGCTTGTACTGCAAAGAAGCAGGATAGTGGATCACCTCTTTGCATTACTTGATCGAACATCGATGCTTCATTTTCATCAAGATTATCCTTTGCCCAAGATATCATATTTTTATATTCTTGTGGGCCACCGGCTACCTCTTGTAACTCCTCTACATCTTCTTTGGATAGTTCTCTTTGAGGAATGTAATTATTCTCAACGTTCTGACGATAAGATAAGTGCATATTAACTAACTCTTCATTAGATAATTCACTTAACTTATTAGTAGTGTCATCTGTGTACTCAGTCTGAGCTTCTTCCCAAAGTTTTTCTAGTAAAGAATAATCATCATTAGCTAGCTTATCATCTTTTTCCTTACTAACTTTAAGGTCGTCAGAATCATCAGACTCCTCTACTTCTTCTTCTTTTTCGTCCTTTACTTCAGGAGTTTCTTCAGACTCATCAGACTTACTACCTAACTTCTGTTGTAATTCAATATAAGCTTTCTCTAAATCTTCAGCATTCTTATACTTACCAGCTAATAATGCTTCCTGTTCTTCTACAAGTTTAGAACCTACTTCTAGAGAATCTTGTTCATCTTCTGTTAGGTTCTCAGCTGTCGATACAGTATCAGGACCGTTATCATAACTTAATAATTCTGCCATAATTATTCAATAGGTGGTGGTGTTGGTGGTGCTCCCTGTCCCATAAGTTCAGGGTTTTTAGTTGGGTCCATCATAGGTGCATTAGCCATTGCAGCAGTCTGTTTAGTCATTTCTAAATCCTGCTGTTGTTGCATCTGTTGTTGTTGTTCTCCTTGTACTTCTTGCATACTCTTAACGAGGTTCAGTACATCAATACCTTGAGCAGCAGCTAATCGTTTAACTACTTCTTCAGGATTAATATAGGTTGCAATAGCTTCAGGTCCCATTGTTTGGGCAATAGTTCCTAAGAAGTCACCCAATGCTTGTACATCTTGACCTCTACCGAGGGAGTTAATACCTGCTACGATAGTAGGTTTAACTAGTTTCTTAGGTATTCTAGGTATATCTCCAGCTCTTTGGAACACACTGAGTTTACGATTTAAATATGGAACTAAGAATTCAACAGTAAGTAAACTAAATAGTCCACCTAACTGTTTCTCTAATTCCATCTGAGTCATCCTTACTTCTTCAGCAGTAGTTCTTTCACTCTGTCTGATGTTCATTATCAAGAATGCGTCAGCAAGTCTACTCTCTAAAGTCTGCATCATCTGTAAGGCGGTACTAAAGTCAGCAGTTTTACCAACTTGTACTACACCTATATCATCAGGCCTACCTTGAACGATCGCACCGTTACCTGCCTTGGCCAGGGTGGCGGGTTTAGTAGTACTTGAGGGTGATACAGTAAAGACAACTTTAGCGGCTGCTGCAGAGCCTTCTACGATGGCCTGAGAGAGTGCTTCAAGAGACTTAAGATCTCCTATAAATTGACCAACTCTACCTCGTCCATAGTCCTCACCATCGACTGTATTAAATCTTAGTGGTAACCATGGTGTTGTTTCCTTAGGTGCTTTACCTAAAGAGTTCTTAAGTTTGTTACCGTGAACCTCTTGATGCCAAATAAATCTATTATTCTCACGTCTTATATGTGTATAGACGTCACACTCTTTATCTGTTCCACTCCAATCATCATAACCTTCATCGTTAGGACTTGTTTCTACTTCTTTATCATAATCTTTAGGTAGTTGTCCTTCGATTAATTGTTTACTGATTCTTTCTTTGGTTACTATTTCAATTACTTCGCCATTACCATCTCGTTCTACTACGTAACGATTAAGAGGATAAAGTTTTAACCCTGTCTTACCCATAAAGATCAGAGCATTACCACCTACAACTAGATGTTGTAATGCTTGGTGTACTACTACACGATCATCGGAAGCTGCGATAGCTTCAAGTATAGTACGCTCAATCTTTGCAAAGGATAAGTCAAGTTCAGACTTTATCTCAGCATCAAATTGTTCAACAAGTTGTCCTTCATCTAACTGTAGTTTAAAGAAACTGGTTTGAGGAGGTAGTAGAGCTAACATCAATTTAGATGCTAGAGTAACTACCCCTTTCGCTCCAACGCTTTGCCATGGTGTAGATAAATTCTTCATACTTATTGAAGAATCTTCTTCCTGTCCCCTTATTAAATAAGGTAGGGTAAGTTCTGATGCTTCTTTCGCTTCGTCTAGAAACTGGGAACGCTGTGTACTTAAATAGTCATACCTTGATTTGGCTGACATAATTATACGTTAGTTGATTGATCTTGAATTGTCATAGGGGCTGGTTGTTGGCCAACTGGTTGAATACTAGCTTGTGGTCTTTGGAACCATCTATTACCATAGTTAGTAGTTTGAGGTACTACAGACATCGGTCCTCTAGCTGCTCGTTGTTGAGCGAATGCTAACTGAGCCTGTTGATGTGCTTGAGATGCGTTGAACTGTTGTATCTGTTGTTGATAAGCAGCAGCTTGTTTGTCCCATTCAGCTTGTCGTTGTTGCTGTTGTTGTTGGAACATCTCCATCATCTGTTGAGCCTGATTCTGTTGCTGTTGGAATGGTGATCCTTGACCTTGACCTCCTCCTCCTTGTTGGAACTGCTGGAACTGTCTTGTAAGTTCCTTAATCCTACGATCTTGTCTCTTAATCCGCTTTCTTTGCTTCTTATTGTACCTCTTATAGTACTTCTTCCACCTCTTCTTCCACTTTTTCTTATACTTTTTCTTAGCCTTTTTCTTGGCTCTTTTCATCTGCTTATATCCGTGTGGATCACCCCATACCATTTCTATTTCCTCCTATGAATAATTTAGTTTGTTTGTTTCATTGACTCGGCTATGAAACCAGTCAACCACATGTCTTTGTCCAGCTTTATACATTATAGAAGCTAGTTCTTCTTTAGGATGTGGGTTAACGGGTGGGAATTTTTCATCCATCTCTAAGAGGATGGACTCTAGGCTAGGGCCTAGTAATGGTTCAAGCGTATTGGGGTAGATTGACATTGCTATGCTCGAAGAAAGCTGGCATGCGTGCTCGCTGTGTCTCAGAAAACTCTGGAGCTTTCCCTTCATACATTAAGCGATCGCTGGCATCCAGCCAAAATTTTTTGTCCAAATATTTATCGGTAGTATTTATACCTAGGGGTTCCATAATCCAGTTAATCGTGGCTTTCCTAAGTTTATCCAGAGAAGAAGAAGGACGTAAGTCCAACTCGCGACATACAAGAGAATTTGCTCCAACATGGATCTGCTCGTCCCTCGAAATGTCAGCGCTAATTGTACGAAGAGCAGCATCCCCGTTAAACCTAAAGAAAGGGAGTAGAACAAAGAAGATGGCCCGCTCGGCGACCAAAGCTTTTGTAATAGTGTGGTCAGGGTGTCTAATCCAGGCATCTCTTAGTAATAAAGCCTCTTTTTCTGCATTTTCATCTGCACCCAGGGCATCTGTGTACCATCCGAGAGCAAGATCATGTCTTTCTTCATCTTTAACATTGTCCTCTAGTAGTTTTCTAGCATTTTCGGGAACATCTTTTTCAAGACCTTCCGAAATAAAGGCACCCACAGGTAACTCCATATGACGTGCTGCGAGCGCACGCCTAATAGTAGCCTTTGCTTCATCTTTCAATTCTCCAACGGTGGGTTTAACTGGAGACCATTTACGTTTACGGTCTAATAAAATATCATAAGGATGTTTTCTCATCATTCTTGACAGTCACATGTTACAGGCTCGTTTCCGAGAATATCCTGCAAGTAATCATTGACATCTTGTTGATCTAATGCTGCATACGCATCGGTCTTATCTTGTGTGTCACCCATTACTTGTAGGGAATAGTAAAGGGAGGTCTGCGGGGATAGCAGCCACTCTTCCACGAAGTTACGATCGTAGGTTACAACATCACTCCAAGAGTTAAATGAGTATCCGTGAAGAAGTCCCGTATTATCATACATTTTCATTAGCTCGTCGGCGACGTGCTTGTAAGCGTCCCAACCAGCTTCACTTGCGATCTCTACATCGCCATAATTAAAAGATTGTACACCAAAGGTGCCTGAATCTCTATCTACTTTTCTGCTTATAGGTGGTGCTATTTCTGGTGTAGCAGTGAAGCCATCTAAACTCCAACTTCTATAACTACATGAGGCAGTAGGAGCAATAGCAAAAGCTCTTACCATGTTATACTCTTCAGCTATACGTGCAGCAGCATGGATACCATCCATTATGTTGAATGCTAACTGATAACCTATACCAGCCATGTATTCACCAGTATTAACTGCTTCTAATGCACGTCCAAATTCATCATAATAGACTCTGTACCTATGTAATAGGTTGGCTAAGCCGAGTACTCCGAGCCCAACTTGGCGGTCGATATCAGCTGGCAGGTATTCTCCAGTTGCTCCAACACCTGTCCTACCATGAAGCTCGCACAACTCGCGCATACCTTCAAGGAAAGCCTGCTTGATGGTGCCGATGTCACAGGCTGCGAGATTGACATGTTGTAACAGGCATGTTCCGCGTGAGGGCAAGTAAACCTCAAGACAGACGTTGCCATAGATTCGTTTTCCTTCGTCATCGTGTTTAATTTTGTTTAACCAAATGTCACCGGATTTTATTCCGTGTATTAAGGCGTCTTTTGTTTTATTATCAGCGGCTTGCCACTTTTCGACGTCAATATCGACGCATCTTTTGACCCATGGGAGTTCAGACCTTGGTGTTGTAAGAAAATCAAGGATATCGGCATGGTCAAGATCAAGATGGATAACCACAGCACCGTTTTTATAGATCCCTCCCCTTCTAAGTGTTTCATTTAATGTTGAGTAGATTTTTGCAAATGATACAGGGCCAGAAGCCGTAAGACCCTTTCCATTTTCTGCTCCTTTGGGACGGAGCTTTGATAAATGCACAGCAACTCCTGCTCCAAAGCGGAGTCCGTGGCTGACATACCTCCAGCTTGCTTCGATTCCATCTTTTCCCTCCATAGAATCCTCTACGACAAAGACGGTACAGCTCACTGGGAGTCTAGATTCTGGGTTATCCAACCAAGATTGGACCCGACCAGTGCGGGAAATAAGTTCAGCAGTCATTTTTATACTAAATCAGATAGATCAGGTGGTTTATAGTTAGGCCCTTTCAAGACCTTTCCATCTTCTCGATATATTGGTTTACCGTCCTCATCGAGTTTGGACATATTACTTTTGTGTACTAAATCTAAAGCTCCATCTAAATCCCATTTCATATTCTCAGCATACTGATAACATACATAAACGAGATCTGCTAATTCTTTTAAACATTCACATTGTATGTCATTACCATGTTTGAATAACATACTTTGAGCTTCAAGAAACTCTTTAAATTCCTCTACGATCAGATCTTTCTGATGTGAGTTCTTCGGCCTCGCACGGCTGTTCTTCAGATTGTACGCTGTACGAAATTCCTTGGCTTGCTCTGAAATAAAGCTCTTTTTCGTGGGTGAGTTCATTCTCTAAATAGTGAATTGCTTTTTCTAAATCTTCAATTTTACTATGTTTGTGACCTGCTCTGCAGATATATTTAATAGCATTACCAAGGTGAAAGCTTAATCCTTGGTCTCTAATAAAATCCCAAACATCGATAGATCCGCGTTTGTAGTAGGCGGGACCATAGGTGGTTTCGGCCATTTTTGTACCAAATTAGTGATTGAATTTCCTAATAAAAAGTTTTGATGTTGAAGAGCCATAACATAGG